AGCATTGAATTGCCTTTCTGTCGCAATCAGAGTGATATTGTTCTCCCCTATTTGTGGAATCCTGCCGAATGGTTTGCGAGTTTAGCTGATATATGGAAAGCGTTGTGGGAGATCATTAAAGAAGAAATCAATAAGATGCTTTTAAGAATTCTCTTTAAATTACTGATGAAAATTTGTGAGTTGATTGGAAGTGCGATCTGTAAGGCGCTTGAGACCGTTGGAGATCTAGCGGCAGCCCTGCCAGCGATGGCTACGGGTAGAACAAATATGTCGGATGTTATTCGCGAATCTATTTGTGGAGAAGACGCTGATGAAGAACAGATAAATGATACTATTGTAGATATGGTTTCTACTTTGGGCGTTGGTGGCGCAGCACTAGCAGACACAGAGCAAACGCTAGCTTTTACAGAAGATATTTCGTCAGCCACCACGCGAAGAGAATTGATGGAAGCATTTTTAGGAAACCCATCTAACGATTTCTTAAACATTGTAAGTGAAATTGTTGAATTCGAATATCCAGATTTTCAAGATGCGCTCGGCAACAAAACTAAAATTGGCTCCATGTTTAAAAATATGGGCAACTTAATGCCGCTCGATTTTAAAGATCAACTAAGGGGCTCCCTAGATAGTCTTGCTGCAGACGATGCGCAACCAGCCAATCCTACACTATGTGCTACCCCAGAACAATTAGAAAATTTTCAAGAATTACGATGTGAGCTTTTGTCCGGAAGAGCAACACAGGATCAATGCAAACAATTGTTTGATAATATGCAGAATCGAAAGCTTGATGATCTGGGTCAACTAGGAGATGTTTTACAAGCAGGCATCGGTCCCTATATCGCCGATAATATGCCTCCTATCATGTCGGCACCAGGCTGTGATGATGGTCTGGTGCCCTATGAATCAGAGGAGGCTATTGCAGCCACCACATCTGCGTTAGGGAACGGCTTAGACCAGTTAAAAATGGATTTTTCCTATGATATGTTAGGAAACGGCCCAGGTTCACGCAATTGGGGTTTTATCAATATGATTTTGAGCGATACGATGGGAATGCCCTATACGGCTCACCAAAGAAAGGCCTTTTTCCGAAACCGACGGTATGTTGATTTTTATGTGGATTTAGACGATGATGATAAGGATGACGACGACGATCAGGGTATGGGCAACTTTGCCAAAGTCAAGAAACAGCGAGGAGCCTATCCTTTGCGGGTGGCTGGATGGCTATCAGATTGGTTAGCATCTATGGCTAGCGCCGGCGTTACATTTGAATCCAATAACGAGACCGAAGGAGAAGAAAGATTCCGAAAAGGATTTGATGAATTTAATATTTCAAGCTTCAGAGGAAGTCCCCAGAATTTATTAATGCTTCCAGATCTGGGATATAATGTGACTCGCGACGTGGATATGGAAAATGAAAAAGTCATCTTTGTTCGAGAGCCACGCAAGGCAACCCCAGACATAACGCTTTCCTTTAATGATAATGCTATGGGTACTGATAATGCATTTAGTTATGGATTTGATTTAGGGCTATATTTGTCGGATACCTATCAATCAGGAAGCACCTATGTCAATAGATATAGCGATAATGCCCGTATTATGTTAACTAATAAATTTAATACAGCGTTTACACCTTCTACCACCGGAATATATGCAAGCGATGATGAGGAAGAAGACTCTGATGATACTGAAGCGATTCTTTATACCCGAGAATTCGAGTTTCTAGGAGTGGATGATACTTTAAGCGAACTGGATACTACAAATTACACGGATTTTTTGCAGGCATTTGTTTCACAACAAAATTATTTACCACAAGTAATATTATTAAAAGAAATCATAAACGAAAAGGGAGGAAGTCTCTCCAACTCAGCAGTAAAAGCAGATTATGATTCCATTATGTCTTTTGTGACCAATGAATTTATTACCGCCATCGCCGAAAATACCGCCTCGTTTAATTATGGTGCTGTTTTTGATGATCTAACGCCGGACGATATCAAATATGTCGTAGATGATGATCAAACAGAATCTTCTGGCGGCACCGAATATTTTGAAGCCGAGGTCGATGATGGAGATGACGGTACACGAACTATTAAGAATGATGATCAGATCCTTGGAGTCAGCAAAATGCAATATGAGCAAGGAGAAGAGGCCAACAGAGTATTTTATTTAGACCCCATTCAGTACGGGGGCAATTATATGAACCCTCCCTTATACATTAAACCATTGAAAAATAAGGGATGGCTAGGGTTTATAGATGTAATGTTTCCGGAGCTTAGTCCCTGTAAACCGTTTAGAACCGACCTAATTGATTTCGAAGATATTGATAGTAAAATTGACTCAGCCTATCCTAATATCCCAGAGGATCAAAGATTGTTGGGAGATCCTGAATGCGTGATAGAGAAACCATACAATAGAATTTTAGAGCGCGCTTCAGCCGCTGGGCTTCAAGGTTTGATTACGGCTGCTATTAGAATATATGCTAGCACTTATTTTATGAAATCATTAGCGACCTTCACTAAATTTTATCCGAAGTTCCCCGAGACCTTCAGTTCACTATATGCTTCTTACATTATTGAACAAATGGAAAAAGGCTTTAAAGATTCTCAGAGATCTTTTTGGGAGCGTTTTAACCCTTTTAAGGATGAAGAATTCTGGTTTGCCTTTTTAGAACAATCAGTTCAATTATGGGCGCGCCGCGTAGACGACGGAGATATAACCGACCCGTCGCCTGTAGCCCTTGCAGCCTGTAGCGCTCTTAATAAAATGCAAGAAGATTACCAATATCCTGACAAACAAGATCTACGTGAAGCCAAAGGGCTCGATGATATTGCCACCGCCGCTGCGGTCGCCGCTGCCGCTGCCGCAACCGGCGGCGCCACAGCCGCAGTGGCCGGCGGAGCGGTCGTCAGTGCAACTGCCGCCACTGCCGGCACCGTAAGTATTTTTAAGACTCTCAAGAATTATCGTTCGGAAAAGAATCTCGAAGCAGTTCAAGAAACCGAAGAATATGCTAAATTGGTCCTTAAAGAATTGGTGATGGAGCAATTAGAATTCATGGGAGAGAAGTTTATTACGAACCTTAAAGAGGTGGGAATGGTACCTTCTATCTTTAGTTTGGATTACTTTTTGTTAACCAACATGGCTCAAGGTGGGATCGATTTAGATCTCAATAAAGAAATCACAGAAGAAGTTGCCGATCTTCCTGACGAGGAGGAAGATGAATTATATACCGGTGGTGGAGAATTTTATGTTTCTGGGAAAAATGATACAACTAGCGAATTTGAAGAGAACGAGGAATATATGGGATACTACCATGCTGTTAAGGATCAGGAAGGGAATTTGCACTATATGGCTGGAGAATTTCATACAGAACTTCCTCATGATGTACTAACCCCCTTCGCTAGCAAGATAATTGTACCAATTGGAGATATAGAAGAGTTTCCTTATTCTCCTAGCGCAGATGCTGAAAAACCCTTTGTCATAGAAAAATATATTAAAATCAACGGAGTTAAGTGGAACCCTACTGATGCCATTACTCAAATTAAATCTAATGATAATACTTTATTAATATCTGATGTATATCCTGGTGATATGGAATTGGTGAGAGATAGTGAAAGCAATGTGGTGGGAGTGCAAGGGGATCTAGGCGTTCGATATGGACTCTTGTTTTCCATTATGATTGGGGGAACAAAATATGAGTTAGCTACTGCTGAAATTAATTCTCTCGATCTTCCTATTGGTCAAGTGGCACCATTAGAGGGCGATAGTAAAATGTTGTTGTGTCTGATTAATCTTTTGACACAAGAAAATACTTTTAAATTAACTTCTCGTTACATTTTTCCCTTGACTAAAATTACATCGATGATGGCAATTTATAATGATTTTGCGTTTTTACCCTCAATAGGAGAAATTACTGTTGCCGATGGAGATCTTAAAACAAGCGATATCGCAAGTAAGCCCGGCGCTTATATAGAAAGTGTTGATTCTGATGGAAACCCTGTTGTCGCCGACGGCGCAGATGGTTGGGTACACCCAGACGACCGACCAAAGCGCACTCCCTTTGTACAAACCTGGGCTGAATGGGATAAGACATTGCTCAGAAATTCCAATAGTCGTATAAAAAGATTGTTTAAAAATTATTATAATTCACGTGACTTTTCGGCTGGTGAATCCGATAGAGGCGATAGACCAGGAAAACTTTTTCTAGCGGAATTGCGTGAACGATTTAAGCCAGCGGCTGGTCAACGACTCTTGCCATGGTGGAAAAAACGCATGCTCCGTAGTAATCCGTTTAATGAGTCTGGAGAATTATGCGAAAAAGAAGATTAGGGAATAATTACATAGAGGTGTAAAAAATGAATGCATTCGGTGTAGCGTTACCTTTGAATAGATCATCTGCGGACGGCTTTGTTATGATTAAAAGTCTTAAAAGATTGATCAGACAAAATTTGAAGATGTTAATTTTAACTAATCCTGGTGAACGGGTAATGCGACCTAATTTTGGGGTGGGAATAAAAACATATTTATTTACGAATTATGGACAAAACATAGAAGCTCAAATAAATTCCAAAATTAGAAAACAAGTGAATACCTATATGCCTGCTGTGAGCATTGTAAAAATATTATTCGATGACACAGATCCCGACCGGAATCAGCTTAGCATTACCCTCATCTATTCTATACCCGATATAAATGTAAAAGATTTATTACAAATTACTATTTAAAATTGAGGATTTTGTATGCCCGACGACCAAAAAAAAATAGTCCCTATTGATTATACCCACCGTGAATTTGAAAGTATACGCGCAGATTTAATGGAAATTGCTGAACGCTTTTATCCGGATAA